GCCTCCCTCTTCCTCCGCGCCACGGCGCCGAAGGCGGGGGGGAAGACCCGCCACGTCCGCGTCCTGCCCGGGGCGCCGGTCCTGATCGCCGACAAGGCGACGTCGACGGCCTGGGAGGTCACCCGCGACGCCAGGAAAGACTACCTCCACCCGACCCAGAAACCGGCCGCCCTTGCCCGGATCGCCATCCTCAACAGCACGGCCCCAGGCGACATCGTGGTCGACCAGTTCAGCGGATCCGGCAGCACGCTCGTGGCCTGCGAGACGACCGGCCGGGCAGCCAGGGCGATGGAGCTGGCGCCGGAATTTGTTGCGGTCGCCATCGAAAGGTGGTCGAAGATCGCCGGAGCCGAGCCCCAGCTACTGAAAAAATGAGCGACGCAGCGGATAAGAAACCAATCGACGACCAGATCGAGGCGAAGAACATCGCCAACATCCTGACGAAGCTAAACGCCGGGAAGGTTTTGTCGGCGAACGAGATGGAGGCCCTCGCGGACTTCAACGCCCGCCAGGCCAGTGGGGAGAAAAAGCGGATAATTGATGGTCCCGCGGACCTCCTCGCCGGCTGCACGCCACGCAAGCGGCGCTTCGCCGAGCTGGTGGCGGCGGGGAAGACGAACGCCGACGCCTGGCGCGAGGCCTACGCGAAGACGAAAGTGAGCGCGCTGCGGGCAGCGAAGGAAGGCTACAAGATCGCCGTCGACCCGCGCGTCCAGGCCTACGTCGCGGCCATGCGCCACGCCAGCACGGGCAGCACGCTGCTGTCGATCAACGAGCGGCTGAAGCTGCTGGCGGACAACGCGCGGATCCCGAGCCGGAGCGCGGCCGCCCGGAACGCCCAGGCGCGCGCGATCGAGGTCTACAACAAGACCGCCGGCGACCAGGCGCCGGAGCGGATCGAGACGACCGTCCGCGGGGACCCGAGCGCGCCCCTGGCCACCCAGCAGATCCCGTGGACGAAGGCCGACAAGATCGCCGCCATCCTGGCCAGGCGCCAGGCCCGCATCGCCGCCCAGGCCGCGGCCGCGGCGCCGGCGCCGGCACCCGCAACATGATGACGGCCGCCATCGTCCTCGCCACCCTGCTGCTTTGGGAAGGAGCCGCCCGGCCGCTGCTCGCCAAGCCGGCCGCCGAGCTGCGCGCCGTCCTCGAGATCTGGCGGATCCGGCGCCAGGCCCGGACCCGCCTCGAGCGGGACATGGCCGCGATCGCCGCCCTCAAGGCGAAGATCCTGAGCGTGGGCGAGATCGAGCAACACCCAGGCGGCGGGATCACCCTGCACGGGAACTGGCAATTTGACTGCAGCAACGGCGCCATGGTTCACCGGGTCGACGCCCACGGCGTCCAATTTTACTGCGGCTACAGCGACAAAGAGCTGGTCGAGATCTGGAAGCGCCGCGATGAATTCGCCAACCGCGATCGCCGCTGAGCCCGCAGCCGCGGCCGCGGCGCCGGCGAAACAGCAACCCGAGGTCGTCTGCCTCTGGGAATTCTTCCAGAGCTTCGTCGAGGAAAACCACGTCTCGATCGAGCTGGTCGACGCCCACCGCGAGATCTGCGACCTTTACGAGGACGCGATCATGGGGAGGATGCCCGGCTACGAATACTTCATCGTCAACATGCCAACCCGGATCGGGAAGACGAAGATCCTCGAGGCCACGGCCTGCTGGACCTTCGGCGAGTGGCTGACCGCGCAAATGCTTTACGGCTGCTACAGCGACCCGCTCGTGAAGCGATCGCTGGCCTACATCGGCCGCACGATGCGCACGCCCTGGTACATCGATATCTACGGCGACCACGTCCACACCCAGCGCGCCGAACTCGTCACGACGACGGAAGGCGGCACGCTCTACGGCGCCGGCACGGGCGGCACGATTACGGGCTTTGGCGCCGGCCTGAAAGAGCCCGCCGGCGGCTTCATCGCCCTCGACGATCCCGCCAAGCCCGACGAAGCGCTGAGCAAAGTCGAGGCCGCGTCCGTGATCCAGAACTTCGAAACGACCTGGAAGACCCGCCGCAATAGCGACCGCTTCACGCCGATCATCATCAACGCCCAGCGCCTGGGCCCGGACGACCTGCCCGGCTACATCATCAAGACCTACCCGAACAAGACGCACGTCCTGAAATTCCCGTGCATGGTCGGCGGGAAGAGCGCCTTCCCCGAGACGTGGTCCACGGACACGCTCCTCGACCTGCAGAAAACCCGGATCGGCCGCTTCGTCCTCGCGTCGCAATTCCAGCAGGAACCGATCAGCCTCGGCGGCAACCTGATCCAGACGGACGACTTCCGCCGCTACGACATCGCGGAGGCGGCGACGATCGACTGGGAGCAGATCGTGATCACCGTCGACACGGCGCTGAAGACGAAGGAAGCGAACGACTTCTCCTGCGCCCAGGCCTGGGGACGCGCCGTCCGCCGCGCCTACCTCATGGACCAGGTCCACGGGAAATGGGAGAGCCCCGAGCTTTTCACCTGCATCAAATTGTTCTGGGAGAAAACGACGGCCGATCACCCGCGCGCGAGCGTGCGCCTCGTGATCGAAGAGAAAGCCGCCGGCACCGGGCTGATCCAGCAGCTGCAGGCCGACGGCGTCCCCGCGGAGGGGATCGAGCGCGACATCGACAAGGTCCGCCGCGTGCAGAGCATTCTGACCTACCAGGAAGCCGGGCTCGTCTACGTGCCGCGGGACAACGACGCGCCGTGGGTCGCCGGCTTCCTCGCGGAATGCGGCGAATTCAAACCCGACATGACGCACACACACGACGACCGCGTGGACTGCTTCGCCGACGGCGTGAAGGAACTGCTCGGCGACCCGCCCAGCATCCTCGACGTCCTGGGCGCCGCACCGCGGCGATAGTTTTTTGTTGTAAGGGAAACCCCGACAGCACACAACGCGGGGAAAGATGACAGCCGCCGAACCCGTCCTGCGCCTGCCGCCACGCGCCCAGCGCATCGAGGCCGATCGCTTCCTCGACCGCGGACTCGAGCTGATCCGCGAGTACCGCAGCGAACTCAACAGCATCCGCGCCGAGAGCGAAGCGCGCATGAATTCCCTCGAGCAGGGCGCCGGCCTGCAGAACCTCTACACCGGCCTAGGCTACGGCGGCGGCTCGTGCTTCATGGACCAGGAAGCGCTGCCCGGCACGCTTGCCCTGGCCAATAGCTACTTCCCCGTGACGCTGAACTGGACGCTGCTCAGCAACAGCTACATGAGCCAGGGCCTGCTTCGCACCGTCGTGGACCAGGTCGTAGATGACGCGTTCGGCGACGGCGTCCAATTCAAGACGGCCCAGCTGGATCCCGAAGAGCTGAAGGAACTGAACCGCGCCTTCCGGAAGCAACGCAACCGGGCGAGCTACCAGGGGACGCGCGGACAAAAGATCAACTTCAACGCCGGCTACGACCTGACGAACAGCGACATGGAGGCCTGCAAATTGGTCGGCAAATGGGGCCGGCTTTTCGGCGGCAGCGGCCTGATCGTGAACACGACCCAGCCGATGAACAGCGACCTGCGCGTCGACGTGATCGGCGAGGACACGCCGCTGACCTTCATCGCCGCGGACCGCTGGGAACTCATCCTCGACCAGATCAACGTCAACAGCGAAGCGAACCCGACGCCGTACAACTACTACGGCAACCCGCTGCACCGCAGCCGCGTCTCGCGCTTCATCTGGGCCCAGGCGCCGAGCCGGATCCGCCAGCGCCTCCAGGGCTGGGGCATGAGCGTCCTCGAGGAATCGATCCGCCCGGTCAACGCTTACCTGAAATTCGAAAAGCTGATCTTTGAGCTGATGGACGAAGCGAAGATCGACGTCTACAAGATCAAGGGCTTCAACGCGGCGCTGGCCACCGCCCGCGGCACGGACCAGATCATGCGGCGCGTCCAGCTGAGCAACCAGGCGAAGAGCTTCCAGAGCGCGCTGACGATGGACAAAGAGGACGACTACGAGCAGAAAACCCTCGGGTCCATCTTCGCCGGCCTGGGCGATTTCTACACCCAGCTGCGCGTCAACCTTTGCGCGTACCTGAAGATCCCGATGAATAAGCTGTTCGGCGAGAGCGCCGGCGGCTTCGGATCCGGGAAGGACAGCCTCGACAATTACCACTCGACCGTCCGCAACTTCCGCACCGGCATGGAGCCCGTCGTCCTCAACGCCGGCGAGCTGCGTTGCCAGCAGATGTACGGCATCGTTCCCGAGGACCTCGAGGTCGAGTGGGTCCCGCTCGCGATCCTCGACGGCGTCGAGCAGGAAGCCGTGAAGACCAGCCAGCAGAACCGCATCGCCCAGCGCTACACCCTCGGCCTGACGACGGACAAAGAGGCCAGCGAAGAGATGCGCAAGGCGGACCTCATGGACATCGAGGAAACCGAAGTCGAGCAGGGCCTGCGCAGCGCCGAGCCGCCGCCCAGCGAGAACCCCGACGAAGCCCAGGCCGGCCGCGACCACGACCTGCAGATGCAGCGCGCGAGCGCGAAGGACAAAGGCAAGCCCGGCGCCAAAAAGGAATGAGGCCATGCGCGCGATCGTGCACAACTACGCGGCCGCCAGGAAAGCCGTCCAGGCCCGCGAGCCCGGGAAGATCCCGACGCTGCAGTACACGGACGGCAAGCGCACCGCGCTCCTTCCGCATGGCCAGCAAGTCAATCTCGACCGTTTCACCCAGGGCCCGTCGACGCTGACGGGGAAGCAGGCCAGGCGCCAGCGGATCGCCCAGCGCCGGCTGAGCCGCGAGAGCGCCCAGCCGTGAGCACGCTGGAAACAACGCTGCGCCTCGAGCGCGTGCTGCGCTTCATCGCCGCCCACCCAGGGACCAGGATCAGCGAGGCCGCGAAGAGCTACGGGATCCCGGCGCCGGAAATCTGGGAATGGCTCAAGGTGAACAACCAGAGCCGCCCCGCGATCAGCGACGGCCTAATCACCCGCGTGATCGACAACGCGAAGCGCAAGGCCCTCGAGCAGGCCGACGTGGCGCCCCTGGCGAAGCCCGCCGGCGTCGCCGCGGCCGCCGCCTCGAGGCCCA